ATTAATAACTCCTACTTAGGACCAAATCCTCCTAAACCAAATTCACCGCTCATAATGTCATTACCTGATGATTCAAAATTCTTTGGTGGTTTCTTGTTTAGCCTCTGGTCGATAAGCTCACTTTGTTGTGATGCTTGCATTTTTGTTCTTCCATCTTTACGATCTTCTTTCACTGTATCTTTCATGTCAACTTCATCCATGTTCATTTTCTGAAGCTTCATGTTTATATCAAACTCTAATTGCATTAACTCCTTTTTTATAGCAGCTTCTTCTTGCATTTGTTGGGATTTGATCTGTCCTTTTGTTTGCTCTAACTCTATGTTTAAAGCGTGAGCGGCTTGGGCTTTTTGTGTTTCAGCTTCAGCAGCAGCTTTAGAGGCCTCTGCATTTGCTTCGCCCTGTGTTTTTGCTAGTGACTCCGCTTCAGCCGCTTTGGCTTCTGCTTTCTTAGTCCTAGTTATTTTTAGCATCTGGTTAGCTAGCTTTATATTTCTTATACCCCTTAGATCAATAGCATCTTCTAGGTCTATTGCTCCTTGTGTTATCGATGCTTGTATATTGTTTTCTAGCAATTGCTTCTCCTCTTCGTCTGGCGCTAGTTCTAATGAAATTCCAAAGTCAGATAAATGTAGCTCCGACATCTCTTTTAGTGTAGCGACGTTATGAACACCTACAGCTTGTATAAAAGCATCTCTGGTCGGAGAGTACTCTAGTATATCTGATATTCTCAATGATAAAGCCTCACAGGTCTCTGCTGTTAGAAATAAACCAGATTGCAATATGTGTCTTGTTGCGGTGTTCGAGTTCGCTGCTGCTATCTTTTGCACCCCAACTAACGACTTGGCATCTGGAGTGGATCCGTCAGAAGCCTCATTAAGACCAGTTACGTCTCTGATCATCTGTAGATAGTAATTATAGTTACCTATTAACGATTGTAATTTACCTCCAGCACCTGCTCCATTTGATATTTCTGTTATAGGTATTCTACCAGCATTTTGATCCCCATCTTGAGTGAATGACCTTCCGATAACAGATCCTGTTTGGAAGAACATGTTTAGTGCTTCTTGTGGGTTGTAATTAGTTCCATTACCTAGATCAATTTCCGCTAAGCCATCAGCATCTAAGTAAACACCATCTGGTACCATTCTAGATAATATTTGCTGTATCTTCAAGTGTGTCAGTTGGATCATGTCTGCGAATCCAGTAACTCTATTAACTAAAGAATCAATTCTTCCCTCGTACATTCTTGGGGCTACTATAGAGTAGTTCATTTTAACTTTAGTGTAATCACTTTTTGTGCGCATCATATTTTTAGCCATCTCCCACTTAAGTAACTTATCAGTACCTAGTATTATAGCGCCGTCATAAAGACACTCTATTGACCTTTGTAGTTTTGAGAAATTCCCTTCGTCTGACTCGGGTGGGTTAAACTTGTCATTTTTCTTTATAACTTTATCAGCACCACTACCCGTCTCTTTAACTTTGTAAACCTCATTCATATAGGTCTTGTAGTTAAAATACAAAACCTCTACCTTGTTATCATCGCTATCGTTACTAGTGTTACCGTAACGACCATTTCTAGAGTTACTTTTCTGTATTTCTTCTAAATCCTCATGTTCTAGGAATGGGAATTCTTTAGCTAGTTCATTTATAGGTATTGACTTAACTTCTCCAACATAGTATATATCCTCAAAGTATGGTGAATCAGAGTAAGAGTAAACTAAGTTAGCAGGGTCTACATATTCAACTTTAGCTCCCTCGGAAGTATTGTACGTTGTTTTTATAGCCCCAATCCCAATAACAGTTAAATCGTGAAAAAATCTCTTTTTAATCAACTCATACCTACTACCATCTAACAGCACGTTTATAGCTTGTTCATTAGCTATCTCAACAGCCTGCTTATAATCAAGCTGCATATGTAATTGTAATTCATCTTCGGAGTCAGGAAGACTTTCTGGTGGAGTTTCTGAGAGGTCTATGTTTAATTGAGCTTTTGTAGTTGCATCAAATTCTTTTAGTTTCATATCCTTCTGGATAGTCTCCATGTATTCTGTTCTCTTACTGACGCCGGCTGGGTCCTGCGAGTACGCTTTTATATCATACAATCTTTCAGCTACCCCGTTGACAACTATGTCTACAAACTTAGATATAATTGGTACAGGCTTCCAATCTAAATTAAGATAGGACAAATCACCGTTAATCGACAACTCATCCTTATATTTTTGAATAGACTGCTCTCCCCTAGCATACAGTCTTAAACTATGAAAATTATTTACACCATTACTATGTTTATTACCGCCTCTGCCAGAGTTAGAAAACCACTCTTGTTCTATTGCTCGCGCGACTTTTAAACCATACTCGTAGCTTATCTTCTCTGAATCGCTAACAACCTGGCTTGGGAAAAAATTATTTATACCATCTCTACCTCTCATATTATTTTTTGATTATTTTAGACGTACCGCCTGTATTTGAATATCTTGAGATATGCATGTTTAGTGGGGCTTTTACTATCTTAGCATTTGGCGCATACAAGTGTCTATTGTTAGCCATAATAGCTAAGCCAGAACTTATAGAAGCATCATGCTTTGTTCTTTTGTTTATATCGAATCTACTCCAATCATTCAGCAACTCATTAAAGTAAACATCCCCAAACGATCCATCTTGTTTTATACCGACGTGATCCTGTATATACATTTCAATCGCAGCGGCGTGGGCTTGTTTTATATCTTCACTTGAGTTGGGTATTCCACCAACCTCTTTTTCTGCTACAGATAATTTGTTCCATATCTTATCAGGCCTATTCATACTAAAACCTCTATATCCTCTTCGCCTTAAATAGTACAGTAGACGCGGTTTATTGTTCTCCGCTAATATAGGCATCCCGTAAAAAACTAAAGCCATTAGAACGTCCTCAAAGAACATCTCGGCTGTTGGTGGTCGTGACAAGTATTCACAAAAGAAACTGTTAGCGGGAGCGTCTTCCATACTAAACTTTGTTAAACCGTGTAAAGCGCCTTTAGATCCAACTCCGTCCACTGTTCCTGATATATCGTAACTATCACAACCAAAAGCGCCCATGTGAGAATTACCTGGATGTTTTATTCCGTTTTTAAGTACAACATTGTTTTGCAAGTGTTGAGGTGGAACCCAGCTAACCTTAAACCTGCCTTTTGGATTTGGGTAAAATATTACTTGAGAATCCTTAATACCGTTAACCCACTGAAAATTACCTCTAGTAATACCTAGTGTCCTAGACATTTCTTCGTTGTAATCTATTTGTTCGTATATCTTAACTAGATTAAATATACTTCCTTTAGTCTCGTCTCTAAACGCATGCTCTGTAGTTCTTGGAAACTGACGGTAGAATTCATTTAAAGCATCTGAATCTCCCTTTAAACCATCTACTTCGTTCTGCCAATTATCTATTACCCCAAAATCTATTAATTCACCGTCTGGTGCGAATCTATCGACATCAGGAGTAGTAAAAACTGGAGCTCCGTGCTCGTCAATAAATCCTTCATAGTTCCATTCCATTGGGATAAACAAAGAGTATAAACCAGACTTTGTCTGGCCATTCTTATTTCGTTTTGTGACATCTGAAGCATTGTATAGTTTTTTAAAATTCTCACCTCCCTTATCTAAAGCATTTGATGTTGATCCCATCATGCACTTACCAATAATCCTACTACCTAATCTTAAACATGTTTTTGTAACTCTCCAGTTGTTTAGTATGTTGTCTGGTCTCTCCCATTTACCACTTTCATCATGTACTAATAATGCTAACTTCTCACCATCATAACTATTGTCCCCAGTGTTCTTCCAGTCAATTGTTGTATCTAACCCCTGTATATCCTCGAGCTTTTCATTCGCCGTGATCTTCTTTCTAGTAAACTTACTAGCGGGTACACGATAAGCAAGCTCGGATTTTGGGCGATCCATACCATCTTGTATAGGTTTAAAGAAAAACGGATAGTTGATTGATATAGGTACAACTTTGTCGGTAAACATTTTTTTAGCATCAGCTCCTGATTTAGATAGTATTCCATATCTACTATCACTTGCAAGAGTGGCTAAGTTAACGGCTTCTGCAGAAGACATGAAAGAAAATCCAGATCTTCTGTTTTTAAGATAGCACATTCCATAGCATCTTTTGTCTGCTTTACAAGCTTCCCAAAATATAAAGAACAATCTATTTGCTTCTCTAAAGTCTGGAGCGCCTACATCTATCTTACTCCATTGTAAGTACATGTAGTGCGTACCGGTTATCCAGGTTGGTTTACCATTATTCATAAACCAGAATCCTTCTTCCCTTCTTCTAAATTCCTCGTCTATATAATCGTGCCATTTTTCTTTATTGCTTTCCGGGTAACTTCTCCAGTCAAATATGTTTTTTAAGCGCTCTAATTCTTTAGGTTGATCAAACCTAACCCATTTATCTTTCGCGTCCTTATATACGTTCTTAGGTGTTTTAGGTAGAGCTATTACTAGATCTTGTATTTGTATGATTTCTCCTATTTGCCCATCGCGAGAAAGGACTATTAAGTCTTGCTCTTTGTTATAACCATACTTCCACTTCTTTCCTTTGTTCATTCTTGAAATAGTGGTTTTCTTTATAGGCTCAACCGTCTTAACTAAATTTTGCTCGTACATTACTTAGATCTACCTTCTGCGAATCCTTTAAAAGCTTTTTCCTCTGTCTCTTCAGGTGCTTTTCCCTCGAGTAGGTTTTCTTCTTCTTGAATTCTGTTAAGTATCTCAAATGCGTCAAATATAGCTAGTTTTTTTGATGCCGCGGCGTTTTTCAGCTTGTCAGCTGTTAAGTCATCTTCAGAGTCAGTGACTATAGCTTCTTTTGCTACTTTAATTAACTCTTCAACTGCTTTGTGCCCAGCTTGGATTATACTCCTTTTCGTTTCCTTGATGTTCATATTTGATTGTAATAAAATTAGATAAAACTCGATATAGTCTCTCGCCATCAACGATAAACTCGTATTCACTACTTGGTCTAAAACCAACTAGATCGTTTACTTCAACT